CAAGCTGGCTGCATCAAAAGCATCATACTTCCCTATGAAGGCATTGCCAACACCGACAGTGGATTCCCCTAGTGCCTGTAAGGCATTCCTGATGTTTGTTTTGGATGCCATTAAAAGGATCTGCTGACCGAAACAGAAAAACCCAGACTCGGATCCACTAGCTTTGAATCCAATGGATCACTGTAGGTTGCATCAAATGAAAGGTCTGCAAAGGATAAAGACTTGTCTGCAGAAACCCCCAGGGTAAAGTCATTGAATCCTGCTTCTGGATCCCCGAAATAGAATTCATTGTATTCTTCCGAACCTATCCCCAGGGAAGTGTGAAGTGTCGCTGAATCTACCAATGGTAGGGATTCCAGTGGATATGCGTAGGCAAATGAATTGTAGAATCCCTGTTCTTCTGTATCAAAGAACGAATTGAAACCCACACTGCCAAAGCCAATATCCTGTTCAATTCCGAATTGAACTTCCCATGAATTTGATGATCCACCTGGGAACTGATAACTGATGACTGATACGGTTGGCGCTCCTGGGATATTGGAAAAAGAATAACCAGCAGTAAAATCAATTTCACCCAGCCTTTCTTCTCCCCCCCTGTCTTTACCAGCACGATATGCCCAAAGATCCACAAAGAAATTTTCATATTCAATCAGGATGTCACCGAAAAAACAGAAGTTCTTATCAATGACTTGTCCTCTCCAAATGTAGGAACTGGCCACTGTAGCAGTGACAGATCCTTTTAGTTTTTGATTGTCCTGGGTAATTACCACCCCAGGAACTTCACTTAGACTTTCAGCAATGGCTGCAGTCAAAGATTCTTCTGTGGTGATTACATTAACCACCGTTTCAACCGTTAATTCTCCTGCGCCTTCCGACCCAATAGCTGTTTCTTCCCCGTTTACCTTTGTGCCTGTAAAAACAAGCAATGCAGCGAAAACCAAGAAAAAGCCTGTGTATTTAATCAATCTTTTTGTTTTTTCTTCGTAACTCATAATTGTTGTTGGTTAAATGTTTACCGCATTTTCTCCATGATATCCAATGTCCACACCTGATTCTTCCAGGTTGGGACAGATCCTGATGTCCTCAAAAGCCAACTTTGCTATCCCGAAAGATGCCACTGAAACAATTCCACACCATGCAACTGCAATGGCAATGGAAGTGATCTGCACCTGTAATTGCTGCCACACTTGTGGTTCACCGAATGCTGCCATGATTCCACCGACAACACCACCCACGAAGTGTGCAGGTATCACATCCACTGTGTCATCCAGGTTCAATTTCCTATTCAGAAGATCCATGAAGAACCATGCTGCAAACGCAGCCACTGATCCAATTGCTGTGGCCTGTAAAAATCCACTATTACCTGCTGCTGGTGTTATCGCAGCCAGTGCAGCAACCACTGAAGTAGCCAAACCGATCACACTGTTTTTCTGTCCCAGGATTGCATTGATTCCAAGCCAGGTGATGATCCCTGCTGCTGGCGCATAGAAAGAAGCAGCCAGCGCATCTGCAGCCTGGCCATTTGCAGCCAGTACAGAGACAGCATTGAAGAAAGGCCATCCAACCCAAAGCAGCGCCATACCGATCATTGCCAGATTGTTATTCCAGGCATACACATCCCTGTGTTTTCCCCTGTTCCCCAGGAAGTAAAGACCTGTAAGTGCCAGAATCCCGCCAGAAATGTGAACCAGCTTTCCACCTGCCAGGTCAATGTCTCCATGTGAAAGGAAATATCCCCCTTCACCCCATGACATGTGTGCAATTGGACAATAGCTGAAGGTCAGCCACAGCACTGTGATCAATGCCATTGCACCCATCTTGATCCTTCCCAGAAAGGCCCCGAATCCAATAAAGACTGTTAAAATTGCGAACATCAACTGGAAGATGACTGCACCCACTTCTGGCAATCCACCAGTCACAGATGCGCTTAAACCATTCTGGAAGTATCCAGTGGATCCCCCGATGAAGGTTCCTTCACCACCGAATGCCAGCGAATATCCGTAAGCACCCCAGACCAATGTTCCTATGGCTGCTATCAGCAACCCGTTGGCCCACACATTCATTGCTTCCTTCTGCCGACCCAATCCACTATTAAAGCAAGCCACCCCTGCATACATTAAAAAAACCATTCCTATCCCTAGAAACAGCAGTGTAGTATTTCCTGTATCAATCATATCTATTCCTTTTATGTTGTATCTTGTAGTTTTAGTTCCGTCCAGCCATCCCCCGTATTGAAAATATCCTGGATGGCATAAACTGTGCCACCCGCATCTGTTAAAGTGTCTGCATGATCCAGACTTGTGAAGTCTGCCGTCTTCGCCCCGAATGTAGGTTCCGAATCCTCAAACCCAATATCCCCTACTTCCTGTCTTTCCTGCTGGTCATTCAAGTGACCTTCAATGGTGTATGCACTCGCCACAGGTGGTGTGATCGTAACTGTCACCCCTGTGTCCCTGGTGGTCTTTACCGCATCCAGGTCTGTTGCATAATCAATGGCCATTTACTTCTTTTTGCTACCTTTACCAGTTGCCCTTTTAGGTGGTTTTCCTGATGTGCTGACCGAAGTCTTCGACACCAGACCCCGCTTGTTGGCATCCCTGTAATAGTCTTGTTCTACTGAAAGAACCTGACCCTTTCCCACTTTTATTCCGTTAAAATTAAAGGCCCTGTTTGCATATACATCAATCATAAATCTGAAGACAGAAAAGGGGAATCAGACGCAAATCTGATCCCCCTTTCCCTGGTTTCTTTTAACAACAATAACAATTCATATTATGGTGTGGCATCATAGATATATGCAAACGAACCATTATTTCTGATGTTCGCATCCACATAAATGTGTGCAACCACTTCGATCAATGCCAGTTCCTTTTGCTTGTAAGGATCCACTACAAGATCAAGTCCACCGTACTGTGCAATCATCAGATCATTCCAGTTGCCATAAAACAATTGGGTGTCTGTTCCGCCTGTAGTGATACAGTCAAAAGCACCATTCACACTGGAAGTTCCTGTGATTGTGTTGGTCATATAGGCAGGATAGCCGATAACTTCAGCCTGACCCATTCCTGGTGTCTTTTCCCACAAGTATCTTGCAGAAGAAGTGCCACCATAAACAGCATCACGCAGTCTTTTTCTTCCACCTGCACCTGTTAGCCATGCCAACGCACCTGTTTCTGCATTTGCAGCAGCAACAAGGTTTTCAAGCTGTGTTAATTGGCTGTAAGTCAAAGCACCACCAGATTCAGCTTCAATCTGTGCTTCTGATTCCAAAGAAACATCACCAGATCCTGAACCCAGGATGTTGGCAATTCCTTCAATGTCATCAGCAGCACCTGTGCCATACAGACAGTCACGTTGCAATCTTCCTGCAATGACTTTTGCCAAGTCATCACGAATAAGATTTTCAGTTGCAATGCTGGTTTGAGCAGCAAGGTCTTTACCAAACACCTGGTAGCCACCGATTCTTTTTGGAGACATCGTAACTACATCCAGTGTGAAGGTTCCAGAAGTTGCTTCTGTCAGCGCTGCAGTGTTTGCAACGTTTTCAGCAGTGATAGCAGTGGCCTGTCTTGGAAACGTAATTGTTCCCACAACACCTGTCAGCATTCTGGCACCCATTTGTTCCAGAACCAACTTTTCACGCAATAACTCAATGAAGCTTTGTGCCTGAAGGTTATCTTCAATCACCAGGTTTCCACCACCAGTTCCATCATCCAAAGTTGCCCTTTGTTCCAAAACGATGTTTGGCACAATGGTTCCCCGTGGTTGGATTCCTGAATTTCTGCAATTCTTGGATCCTTCAATGTGAAGTTCTGCTTCCAATCCAGTCAAATGGTTCGCACCAGATTCCCTTATGGCCTTTGCAAAGCTGTATCCACTGATGTCACGTTTTTCAGCCTTGGAATAATCCCTGGCTTCAACTGTTACCACTTCCTCATTACTTTTCTTATCGAAGGAAGTCTGGATTTCTTTCTGGAAGTCAGACAAACTGATTCCACGCTGCACTGCAGATGCTGCTTCTTCCTGCATCTTAAAAGTTTTTCCTGCAGCAAGTATTTCACTGGCTTCATTAAAAGCTTTGTTTCTGATTTCCGTCTTGTCCACTACTTGGACAGAAGGTTTCTCGATTTCTTTAGACATTTTTATTTCCTTTTTAAAGGGTTCATAATCGCTCGGCTTGTTTTCATTGCACCGACCAATCCCAACTGAACTATCCGCAGGAACACCGACCACAGACACTTCCAATGGTGACCACCTGATCACATTATATGTGTCCTGCTTTTTGCCTTCCTCTACTTCATATTTGTCAACTGTGTAGCCAACAGATATGTTGCTGCGGATCCCATCATCGACATCCTTCTGAATCTCTTTGGCAAGTTGCGAATGTCCAAAACGCACTGTGGCAAATCCTTTGCCATCTTTTACCTCTGCCGATTCAATGACACCAATGACCTGATCAGTGTTGTGATTGTGCAACAAATTTGCATTCCCTGATGCCAGTCTTTCCAAATTGACCGCATCTTTCCCATGTGAAAGAATTTCAGTTCCGAACCATCTTTCATAGGGTTCTTCTGAACTGAATGAAAGTTCGTATTTGGTTTTTGTCCCATCATGCAGCCTGATTACCGTTTCACCAGAAACTATGCTTTCAGTGACACCATCAATCTTCCTGATGGTTCCAAATCTATGATATGGCCTGTCTGCTATTTCCTGTTTCCTGTGGCTGTTCATTTTCTTTCAAAATTATTCCTAACCTGTCAGCTTCATCCTGTTCAAGTTTTATTTGTGCCATGACTTCCTTCCAGTTCTTCCCCTGTTCCGCACAGGAATCTGCCAGTGGTTTTGTTCTCAATAGCCAGGCTGTTTCATTTGCCTTCGATTCCTTCTGTGGATCCACCCAGGCCCAACCCCTTGGTTGCCACTTCACATCATTGAACTTTTCCACCTTACTGATGGGAAGATGTGTGTTCCCTGAAATCAGGAACATTGGAAGCCACTTGTCGAAGATCCGTTGCAGAAGATGTGTTGAAAGGAATTCCTGCATGCACCGCCACAAATCCCTGTCACCCAGAAGCCCTATCCTGGCACTGGAATAATTCACATCAGAAAGGTCATTCCCCAGGGTGGTGAAAGATACCCCCAGACCAGATGCAATGGATTTCATCGCAGCAGTCCTGAATTCAGGAAATGTGGTGGATGGCTGTTTTGGATCAAAAGCCTGGAAGTCCATGCCATAGGGAAGTTCCCTGAACACACCAGGTTCAGATGTCATTTCCATATAACCAGAAGAATCATTGGTTCCGTCCTTACCTTTGCCGTCCCCCTGGAATCCCATGCTGGATTCATCCGTCTTCTTAAAGAATCCCATCTGTGATGCAGCAACCCTGGCACCTACCAGTGAGGCTTCTTCCCAACCGTCCATGACTTTCAGTCTGTATCCAGAAGAAGCAAGCCAGGTGCATCCACGCAATTGACCTGGTCTTTCCACCTTAAAGATATGGATGATTGTGTTCGCATCCAGTGCCTGGTGAAATGTTGTTCCTGAAACCGTTGTGGTTTCGTTGTAGTAATACTTTACTGGCCTTCCCCTGTCATCAGATTCAATCCCCAGGTTGATTCTTTTTGTTGGAACACTGTAGTTGTAATCTACCTGCGCAGCATCCAGAACCTGCACCTGGTAGCCATACTTTCCATAGGATCCCCCCTGGTATTCCTTCACAACTGCTTCCCCGTCCCGCAGGAAGTTCACCAGGATCTGTGATTGGATTTCCTTAAAACTGGATTTCCCAGACAGGTCACAGTTTCCTGGTTTCGACCAGTCATTCCATCCCCGTTCAATTTCCTGGTTGGCCCTTTCGTCT